TTTTCAGATCATTATCGTGATTGGAAAGATGAACACAATTCTCAGATTTTTAATCGCCAAGATCGTTATCCTTATGATGTAAATCATCTTGGAAAGAAAATTGCAAATTACAAGACTAATGAATTGACGGTTCATAAAAGTACAAAGTTGATTAATCTTTTTTCTTCTAAAATGAGAAATAGAGATTTGACTGAGGCTTATAAGAATCTTCTGTTAATCTCAGAAGCATTTGATACACGATACAATTATTACAGTTATCGGTCAACTGATTATTATGGAACTCCTGACAATTTCTCTTTGGGTGGAACTCCATTAGATGATGCAATTGTTATGTCTAAGACTGTAATTGAAGAGTTTAAAATAAAGTCACGAACTCAAATTGTGAATGCAATATTTCTGACTGATGGTCAAAGTAACAATAGTGGTGGATTTCTTGATTCAGATAATATGGTTCGCCACCACAATCGAAGAACGCTTCATGTTGATGACAAGGTAAGTCGTACTAGAACATATCCTAAGAGAGAAGGAAGACAGTTACAGACAACTGACATTCTGTTAGAGGCACTTAAAAAGTCTCTTGGAATAAATCTTCTTGGATTTTTCCTTACTTCTGGTGGTGGTAGAAGAGCTGCTTCTAATCTGTCAGATGTTATGTTTGACTATGCAACTGAAGAACAAGTGAATAAATTTCGGAAAGAAAAGTTTCTAATTGAAACCAAATCTTCCTATGATGAACTTTACATTATCAATACAAAAGGTCTTGAGATTGATGAAGTAAACTACATTGATAAAGTCGAAGTTGGTTCTTCTAAAGCAGAATTGAGACGGGCTCTCAAAAAGAACACTAAGAATAAGTTACAGAATCGTGTTCTTCTTAACGCATTTATTGCCAAAGTTGCGTGAAAAAAAACTTGACATCCTTGCCAAGATTTGGTATAATAGTAGTTGAAGGTGAGAAAAGATGACTTTTCTCTTATTGTGAAACCTCCCATTGGAGATTATTTGTTATGAATATGAGTGATAAACAAGTTGAAAGTTTGAGTGCTTTCCGTAACTTTGTTGGTTCGGAAACCTTTACTCGCCAAGATTATCAGAATTTCAAATCTACGGCAAAAGATCTTAAAATAGTTCTTCCTAGATTTTTACTACGAAACAATTTTTCAGAAAAAGTCGATAGAGCTACTTGGAGATTTCCAACAGTAACTGGAACATCTTCAGAAGTTGTTAGTATTGAAAGTACTGTTTCTCTTGCCGCAGTTTCAAAAATGGAAACTCCCGAAATGGTGTCTAATGTAATTGAGTTTCCTATGAACTCAGAATCTTATGTTCCTGCGAAAGTTGATGGATACGTAAAATTCGGTCATTATGCTGACGTGAAGACTATCAAGAAATCTTCAAATTTTTACCCTGTCTTTATTACTGGTTTGTCTGGAAACGGCAAGACTATGATGATTGAACAGATTCATGCTGAGTTGAAGAAAGAACTCTTTCGTGTGAACATCACTATTGAAACTGATGAAGATGATTTGATTGGTCATTATGCTCTGATGGATGGACGTACAGTTTGGCAGGATGGGCCAGTCACTATGGCAATGGAACGTGGTGCAACTCTTCTTTTAGATGAAGTTGACCTCGCATCCAACAAAATTATGTGTCTACAACCTGTTCTGGAAGGCAATCCACTTCTGATTAAAAAAGAAGGAAGAGTTGTCCGTCCTAAAGCTGGTTTCACAGTTATGGCAACTGCCAACACTAAGGGTAAGGGTTCTGAAGATGGACGCTTTATCGGAACCAACATTCTGAATGAGGCATTTCTTGAAAGATTCCCTATCACTATGGAACAAGAATATCCTTCAATGTCAGTTGAGAAGAAAATTGTCATCAAGTTGATGGAAAATCTTGGTTGTGTTGATGAAGAATTTGCCGGAAAACTTGTTGATTGGGCAGACTTGATTCGCAAAACCTTTTATGATGGTGGAGTTGATGAAATTATTGCAACTCGCCGATTGGTTCATATCATTCACGCATTTGCTATCTTCAAAGATAGAATGAAAGCAATCTCAATGTGTGTTGCTCGTTTCGATGACCAGACCAAAGACACTTTTATGGACTTGTATTCCAAGTTAGATGAAACTGTTACTCTGGAAGGAACTGAGGAGACTGAAGAAGCTGAACCAGTAATCGAAAAAGTCGAAGATTACTCGTAATATATAATGTAGGGTGTTGTTTAACCGCAACATCCTATTGTCATATCTAGTGAATTATAATGGAGAATAATGGAAGTTAAAATCGGTATAGATGAACTCCGTCAAAAAAAGATAATGGTTTGCACTCCCATGTATGGTGGAATGTGTAGTGGATTGTACTCTAAGGCTTGTGCTGATCTTGCGACACTCTCAACCAAATATGAAATGGATGTAAAATATTTCTATTTGTTTAATGAATCTTTAATCCCACGAGCAAGAAATTATCTAGTCGATGAATTCATAAGAGATGAAACTTATACTCATCTTATGTTCATTGATGCAGATATACATTTTGACCCAAATGATGTATTAACTTTGGCCGCATTGGACAAAGACATTGTTGGAGGGCCATATCCAAAAAAATGTATTGCTTGGGAAAAAGTAAGGTCGGCAGTTGATGCTGGACTTGCAGATGAAGACCCCACTGTATTAGAAAATTATACAGGAGATTATGTATTTAATCCTGTAGAAAACACACATAAAATTAAAGTAACTGAGCCAGTTGATGTGCTTGAAATCGGAACTGGTTTCATGATGATTAAACGACAAGTGTTTAATGATTTCAAGGAAGCATATCCACAATTCAGTTATACTCCAGACCACAATCGTTCTGAAAACTTCAAGGGTGATAGAGACATTCATGCGTATTTTGATACTGTGATTGACTCAAAGGCTTACTTAGGAGATATTTCTGGTGATAGTAATCGATATCTTTCAGAAGATTATTTCTTCTGTCAGTTTGTTCGGAGAATTGGATATCAGATTTTCCTTTGCCCGTGGATGAAAATTAGTCATATGGGTGCGTATAATTTTAGTGGTTCAATGCAGACTCTAGCAAATCTAGACTTTGCTGGACATGGTATAGACAATGAAACAAGGGTGAAAGATTTTGAAAAACGAAGAAGAAACATCAAACAAGCAAATAAGAAAAAACGAAAAAATAATTGATTATGTTTTTGATGAAGATGTATATTTGAAGGAAATTTGGGATACAATAGATTCCACTTATATTTCACATTACGCTCAAAACAAAATACAATCAACAGAGTTTATTGCTGATGCAGGCCACGGTGAAGGTTTCTGTATCGGTAACATCATTAAGTACGCTCAAAGGTATGGGAAGAAGGGTGGATTTAATAGAAATGACTTGACAAAAGTCGTGCATTATGTTATTATTATGTTATACCTACATGATAATCATTACAACCGTGAATCTCAAGGAGAACACAATGAAGTTAAGTGAAAACACTGTATCGTTCCTGAAGAACTATGCTAACATCAATCAAAGTTTAGAGTTTCGTGAGGGTAGCACTCTCAGAACTGTATCCCCTTTAAACACAATCCTGGCCTCAGTAGAAATCAGTGAGGACTTACCAAAAACATTTCCGATTTATGAATTGAATCGATTTCTTGGTACGTTGTCATTGTTTAATGATCCAGAGTTGGATTTTACTGATAATGGAGTATCAATAACCGATACTAACCACGAAGCGACATATCGTTATTGTGGAAGTAGTTCCATGTTTCAAACTCCACCTGAGAAAGAAATTGACTTTCCAGTAGCAGATGTGGAATTTGAACTGACATTGGATGTGTTTAAGAAGACCATCAATGCGGCCAATACTCTTGGTCTACCAGAAATAGTAATTGAAGGTGATGGAACGGAAACTCGTATTGTTGTATCTGATACAGGAAATACTACTTCTGATAATTTCTCAACTGCTGTTGGGCCTACGGATAAGATATTCCGTATGATATTCAAGACTGAAAACTTGAATAAATTGATGGAAGGCACTTATGATGTTAGGTTGTCATCTAAAAGAATTTCTCACTTTAAGAGAACAACTGATACTCTGAATTACTGGATTGCGCTGGAGCAGAACTCCTCATTTGATGCGTAACCATTACAACTTTGATATGAAAGTATATTATGGCAGTAGATAAATTTTTGTGGGTGGAGAAGTATCGCCCAAAAACTATCGATGAATGTATCTTGTCTGATACAATCAAGGGAACTCTTGAAGATTTAGTTAAAGATGGTAAAGTTCCAAACCTAATGTTCACAGGCCCTGCTGGAGTTGGTAAAACAACTGTAGCCAGGGCAATCTGTGACATGACTAATTCCGATTACATTATTATCAATGGTTCAGATGAGGGTAGAATGATTGATACTCTCAGAACCAAAATGACTCAATTTTGTTCTACCATTTCTTTATCGGGTGGTAGTCGTAAGATTGTTATCATTGATGAAGCAGACTACATGAATCCAGATTCAGTGCAACCAGCAATGAGAGGGTTCATTGAGAAGTTTTCAGAAAACTGCTCCTTTATATTCACTTGTAATTACAAAAACAGAATCATCGAGCCTATTCATTCTCGGTGTGCAGTAATTGATTTTGGCCTAAAGAAGAGTGAAAAACCAGTAATTGCATCACAGTTTATGATAAGATGTGGTGTTGTTCTTACTCAGGAAGGTGTTGAACATGATAAGAGAGTTGTTGCAGAACTTATCAACAAACATTTTCCAGATTTCCGTAGGGTGTTGAATGAACTGCAACGATATTCGACTTCTGGCATTATCGACTCAGGTATACTTGCAAATATAGGTGAATTGAATCTTGATCAATTGATTACATCATTGAAAGAGAAGAACTTCCCTAATATGCGACAATGGGTTACATCTAATGTAGATAATGATCCTGCATCTGTCTATCGTAAGATTTATGATAAATTGTACGAAGTTGTGGCCAAAACATCCATACCTCAAGCAGTATTGATTATTGCTGATTATCAATACAAATCCGCATTTGTTGCAGACCAAGAGATTAACTTGGTTGCTTGCCTGATAGAACTGATGGCAGATTGTGAGTTCGTATGAGTCCGTTTGAATTCGTAAATCAGATTAACTATGGGAAAAAGAATCTCATGGATGAATCTCCAGAACTAGAAAAGGAATATAAACCTTTTATAGTAAATAGAGGCCTAAGTTTCAACCACGATACTGCAAGATGGGCGAATGAAATGAACTTTCACAATCATGCAGATTCAAAACTTCAATTCGACTTTTTTCTAAATAGTATTAGACCAAAGAAACGTTATGGTAAATGGTTAAAAAGGGAAAAAGAAAATAATGAAATTCTTGATCTAATCAAGAAATATTAC